CCTAAGTAATCATGTACGCGACGCGGCTTGCTCACGCTTTTAACTAACCTCTCGCCCTCGAACTCCGTCTTACAGGAATCGGGCTGGGCCCTCCGTCCGATGGAGGATGCGAACCAGATCGGGATTTTATTAGGCCCGCCGTTCGCCAGCTCTTTGAAGTTTCCATCCCTCAGATTCCGCTTAATCCACTCATGGTTAGTCTTCCAGTTCAGAAAGCACGAAGTTTTGAACTCCATGTTCTTTGTCATGAAGGGAAGTCCCGAGTGGGATAACCTCGATATCTGTAGTGATAAGCCATCCTTCGGCTTCTGAGTCATCAGGTCACATACTATTGGCAATGCTCTTTTAAAGTGATCAGAGGTTGGGTTTGCCGATCTATCAAAGGGAAATGGAGTGCCCAACGGGTTCATAGGATACCCTGTTAGATTGAGAAGTCGATCAAAATCACTAGGGATCTTATTCCATCCGGTGCCCTCATTGAGGAGATACCTCTTGTGTAACGCCTCGTAGATCGCCACCAAAGTGGTGGCGTATCTCGCATCGTTTAGCACTCCAGGTAGTATGAACTCTCTTGTGGCCCGCGGAGACTTTCCGAAGTATGGTGCGGTCAAGACAAGTTTGTCTACCTCACCTCGTGAAACCGCCATTGCTGCACCTCCTAGTCGTTAAACTGCTTAAGGAAAACATTGTGCACCAGAGCATGCATATGAGGGTGAGGCAACTCAAGCTCACGAGAGGTCAACCCGAAGGTTTTCCTGATGTCCTTATCCACGAAGAACCTTAGTTTATTCCTCCATGCTTGATTTAACGATAGATCCATATCTAATGGAAGTAATATCGAAACATCAACTTGAGGAGCATATGTTCCATGCTCACGGTCAACTGGAATACGTCTGCTGATTTCTGTGGATGCTCTCGCAAACTCTATGGCACGAAGACTACTCGAGGGACATCCTACGCTTGCTTTTAACAATCCCAGTTGGTAACTGAACGAAATCAAAGTTTCGAGAAGCACTTCGCTCGCCCCGACTCCCCACACATCTTGTGGAGAGGACTGAAGCGTAAACTGCGCCTTCAGACGCAAATACGAGCTTTCCTTAATCTTCGTCTTGAGCCATGGCGTTTCGAAAAGGGTCAATCCCGAGAGAGATGGGTTTCCCGATTCATGAAATCCAAACTTTTTGGGATCCCTAGCGCGTTCTAGCAACGTTCCTGCGTTTAGTGAAGGAATTAGATGACGACTGCGATTAAAGGGACGTGTCTCGCAATATGGATAAGTGATATCTCGAGACATAGCTAAGGAGGCTGACAGTCGGTCAAGAAATTTCGCTTTGAAATTTCTATCCAACTGCTCACTCAAAACGTCATTGCAAACAGTTTGGGAGATAGTCACCACCACTCTGAAAGCTCTTGCTTTTTGAACGTCCGATCTGAATGATGGGGCCAAATCATAATTTTCCTGCCAATTAGTGTATATATAATCGGTCACATCCAGCTCTTCAACTGATATGGCAATCAATCGAGCTCTGCACTCGCCTTTCATGCCGCACTGAGCGATGAGAAATCCGAGCTCGTCACTCGCCGCCACCGCAACCCTAAAAAGAACTTCACGATGCAAGTGATAAGGATTTGAGTCTATCTGCTCCTGTCCAGATACATCAAGGTAGATGTCTAAATCCCAGTCAAATTCATGAGTGGGGACTGCGCCAATACTACGGCTGACGAAGTCATATGTCTTAGATTCTTTTGTTTTAATCATGATAGCTCTCCTTTAAGAGTTTAGTCGTTTGTGTTCTGCTAAAGAACGGTGATGAGGGGCCAGTCAGCTCCTCTGATCTTGAAATTAAAATTCAGGACCTGCGCGATCCTTTTACACCGTTAGGTGTACCCTCGTGCCTAAGCACTCACCCGGGAAGGCTTTCTCTGGG